GGGCTAGTTCCAATCTCTCGATTAGCGTATTCCCTAGCATCTCTGTCTATTAACTCTTGGATTGTTTCGTCGTTGCCACCTTCAGTCAGTACCTTCTCATTGATCTTGGGCGCTGGTTTTCTTGCCAATTGACCAAGGAATTGCTCATGCGTCATCTTAGGCGCACTCATCAACTCTTCTAGTCCACGCTCTTTAAGCTCAGTGGACTTGACGCCAGGCAATGCCATCAACTCCTTGAGGAACTCAGAGCCAGTTCCTACCTTACGCTTAAGAGCCTTAGCGCCCATGTCCAAAGCTGAATAGAAGGGTCTGCCCTTGCCGACTAACTCATTCATAAGGGGCGCTCCTCTATTTCTAAGTGATGTGCGTGGGTGACTGGCTGACCTTCTGCCCAAGCTTTGAGCGTGGGGATCTGGTCGAACGGCATATGCCTGATGGCTTGATGATAAGCCTTCTCTTGGGCAACTTTGGCTTGTAGCTCAGCTTTCATCTCATCGAGCTTCTTCTTAATGTGGACTGGTGCTGTGTAGTGGATGTGCTCCTCAGCCACCCAAGCTTCAGGGGCAACAACTCCACCACTTGCAAAGCCAAATGTCTTCTTCTTGAAGGGCTCAGCCCTTGGCAAGTCAGCCACGCCATGCTTGTCATTGATCTTCTTGACCTCAGCGTCGCTCAATATTCTATTCACCTTCATAGCCCCACCAATCAGCCAGTTGCCAGTCATGTTGGGGTTGGTCTTGTATCTGTAGTGGCCACCAACAGGCAATTGATCCGTGATGTGTGCATGCTTGCTGATCAACTCACCCTTCTTGTTCATGCCACGCTTGTTGGCTTCAGTCTGCCAATCCACGTCATTAGGCATCTCTACTTCAGCCCATGCATGGTTGTGGGGTCTTGTGTCGGGGGCTGTGAGCTTGGGGTGTGACTTCTCACCGATGTGAGTGGCAACAGGTAGGTCGCCTGCATGCCACCCTGGTCTCATTGCCAGTGGCCCAATCTTAGACTTTACCTTCTCGCCTGATTGCTCACCAATCTTGGCATGCACCCACTTACCCATCTCCACGGGAGTGTTGGCGTCCACAAAGAGGGGGAAGAGCTTGCCTGGGTGCTTCTCGTGCACCCTGAACAGCTTGTAGGCTTTAATGGTCTTCTTGGGTTCCACAGAGCCTCCCTTGGCAGCGAGTAAGTCAGACTCGTTTGTTCTGGTTGGATCAAACGCAGCAAACTTGCTTCGTATTTGATTTGGATGAAACATGACTCCAACATCAACCATTTTAGGTGTGCCAGTTCCACCAGGATCAAATGTATTTTTTAAGATCAATGCATCATGACCTTTACGACGAGCTTCATCCACTAAATCAGAATATGTCTGATCACGGTATGAGCTACCTTTAAAGTCATAATACATTGGATTTTTGTATCTCAATGCCACAGGCATAACATTTGCACCTGATTCAGTTTCAGAGGCCTTGCGCTCATTGTGAACAGATTGGTAATGATTGATTGCTTTGATTGCCGATTCAATCTGTTTGTGTTTACCAAATTTTTGTAGTTCTTTTTTTAATTCATCGTAATGAGGTTTTTGATAATTAATGTGCCATCCATATGGCATCAATTCTTTATATCGCTTGTCATGAGCCTCATATTCAGGTTGTGACATGCCTTTAAACATTTCTGCATTATGTGGCCCATACCATGCATTTTTTATGTGTTCGTACATCATGTCACGAGCATCGCCATGTTTAGCTACAAGTTGTTGACGATAGTTCATATCATTGACTACGGCATCTTCAGCAATTTGCATGTACTTTTCGTACTCATCCCAATTGCCAACTCGCTCTGCGGCTTTAGCCATCCGCATAGCTTCTTTGTATTCTCTTGATCCTCCTGTTCCTGCGTAACTGCTTGCAGTCTCTGCACCATGTCCTTTCATGGTTTTTTTTGGAGGGATTGGTTTACCAAGTTTTTTTATGAACTCCACGCTTTCAGGATCATGTTCAAGCATTTCAGGCGGTGGTGTGCTTGGATCACGAGCAAAGAAATATCCTTTCTTAGCGCTTGCTGCTCCTGTTGATTCTCCACGAGTTTCTGGATTGAATGACTTTATGTCTCCAGTGCTACCGTGATACCAATCATGCTCATATCCTTGTTGCAATGATCTGGTGTGTGGATCATGATGTTGCCCAATACGCTCTGCCTCTTCACGAGCCATGTCTAGATTTGTTTGCTGAGATGGTCGATTAACCTTACTTAACGCAAGGCGCATCTCGTCTAGTGTGGGTTTCTTAGCCATGGTCAGATTATGCCCTTGATCTATGTTTGGTTCAACCCCAGTGGAGTTGTTGCCACGTGGAGTTGTTGCCACCTTACTGAGCATATGGGTTGGCTCGTCCCTTGTTATTGAACTCGTCTGCGTCCAAGATGTCGCTGTCCTCAAAGGGATCACGCCTTGGCATGTCAATGCTGATCCATCCAGCGTCTCTAAGGTATCTCAACCCTTGGCTAATGCAGTCCACAAACTCATCGTGTGCGGTCTCAGGGAATGAACAGATCTGGCTCACCATGCCTTCAGCCCAGTCCTTTACATAGCCCTTACGGACAGATGACTCAGGCACCCAGACTCTGCCAGCCTTGATGATGTTTGCCACAATGGATAGCCGTTGTATCTTGTCGGCTCGCCCAGGGTTGTATGCTATCACTGGGATGTGAGCCCTCTGTAAGTCTTGGATCAATGAGATGCCAGCGGATTTGTCCTCCACCAGAACCACGTCCACGAGCTTCTTCTCCCTTCCTTCCCCATATGCCACCTCGAACTCCTCAAGGACTTTGGGGCGGAGGTCAGGATACTGTAGGTGTTCTTGCCAACAGTCGAGCACCATGACGCACATTCCCCCATCCAGTGGCTTGAACACGCCTAGCGTGATGGAGCCAGTAGGATCGTTGTATGTCTTGTCTGATGTGGCGCAGTCATAGGACTGGATGACATACTCAAGCTTGGGGAAGGGTCTACCATCTGGCCATAGCCTGAACCAATCCCTCTTGACGATACCATCCGCCTCTGGATCGATCAGTTCAGCATAGATCTCTTGGCGTCCGAGCTTGGTGGATTCGTATTGGAGGATCTGCTTTTGGAAGTTCTCCGCCAGATTCTTGATGTTGGAGTAGGTCGATGCTCTGGTGATGGCCACGTCATCTCCTTCACGCCCTACCAGATCAAGGATCAAATCTTTGGGCTTTGGAGTTGTGGTGCATATAAGCTTGGTCTTCTTACCCAGACGCAGACCGAACTGCATCATGTCCCACGCTTCTTGGATGTACTCCCACGCTGCCAACTCATCACACCATCCACCATGGAACTGAGGGCCACGGAAGCGCTCAGGCTCCGAGGCAGCGATCCCCTTGATGAAGGATCCATTCGTCAGGTGTATCTCATGCAGACTGGAGTTGTACTTCTCAATCAGCATTGGGGGGATGATGGTCATGAGCCCACTGTCGCCTTCAAAGCAGGTTCCTTTTAGGTCACCAGACGTGGGAGCAGACACCAACCACCGTGTGCCTGGCTGACTCCATGCCCACCATGCCAAGCATTCCGAGGCGGCTCTAGTCTTGCCTGCCCCACGACCAGCGAGCATTAACCAGATACTCCACCAATCCCCTGATGGCTCAATCTGATGCTTATGCGCCTTCTCCTTCAGCCATTGGTACTGCCATAGGAATACTGTCTGATCGACTACTGATAATTTATAGAACTCTTCCTGAGTCTTTGGATCCAGTAGAACATCATCAATGACTTCACTCATTGGCTCTGACGCGATGCCTTGATGTTCTCCAACAACTGGCCAAACACATTGATGTTGTGCTCAATGATCACTGGTGCAGTATCTGATCCAGTCAACTCAGTCCTTGCCAGTTTGGGGATGTGATACTCCACTACGCTTTGGAACATGTCGAATGCTTTCGCTGGGTTCGGTTGCGTGATGAAGTTACCATCCTCATCTTGGATACCCTCTGCAACCTGATCGAGCCATTCAGTGAGCCTATGAGCGTTTCCATCAACAAATGAGGCTATAGCCTTCCGAGCGTCTGCTGTCGCCTTGTTGACCGATCCTGGTACCCTACCGCCTGTCTTCTTACCTACACTCATATCAATTCCCTTCAGATTTGTCTAATTTACATAAGTTAGTATTTCCTAACTTACTGAATTGATTGTGGTGGGTGAAGACTTAGGTCAGTCTCTTATCGCACAATCTTTTCAGTGCATTTGTGTGGAGTGTATATCATTCTGCTTCGCTTCTCAAGATTCTATGTTCTGCGAACTTCCTGTAGGCTTTGAGTTGTGCGTTCTCTTCCTTGAGGCGCGAGATTTCTCCTTGCATGTGCCTCATTCGGCTCATAGCCTGATCTATCCATTCCTTAACCTCTTCAGGCATGGAATACATCTTCTCTGGTAACGTTACCACTTTGTCTTTTTTTGGAGTTGTTGCCACTGCCTTCTTAGGTGGAGTTGTTGCCACTTTTTTTGTTGCGGTTGCCATATTTAATCCTCTGTTTGTAACCAGTCTTCTACCCAATGATCGTAAAACCCCCAACAGAGAAGCCACATCCATGATAGC